GGAATTCCCGGGACCGGACGTAACGTTGGTAATCACGAACATCACACAGCTCCGGGGCCGTCAGCTCCAACAACTTGTCGTAATACCGTGGAACGGGGAGCCGTTTACCGTCCACGATCACACCGTCCCGAGCTCTTGCGACCTCGGGCCAGTATTTCTCGAACCACGTCCGCCCGATAGCCGGGCGCAAACTCATGCGCCCGAACTCAGGCATGACGTCGAAAATTTCACCAGTAGCCAAATCAACGCGCCGGTAGTGGTCACTTGCAGCAGGGCCAGTAACCTTAGAACAGGAGTACCGAGCAACGTACGCAGCAGACTGGTAAGTAACGCTGCCAACGCTTGAAAATCCATGGGGCCAGCACTCCTCAAGTAGTGGGGAACGATACAGCCGCTTCTTGATCGGCTTCCGATCTGCCGCATGAAATCCGAAAAGCAATGCATGGAAATGGGGCCGCTGATCCCGATCCCCATACTCCCCCGCAGCGAAAAAACGAACCGGGCCAACGCGCCGACGAAGGCGCTTCATAAAGAGCTGATAGTCCCGATATTGCAGAGAAGGAGAGACCAGATGCTCCTCATCGTAGGTCAACGTGACGAATGAAGAACTGTCGTGCATTTGAGCCTCGTGCATACAACGAACCGCCCAATTGCGCGCACGAGTCAGCCGACAACCAATACATCGACCGCAGGCCAGAGTGAGAGAGCGCGAAATCTTCCCGCGCTCGACGAAGACGATCTGACCATCATCCTTCTGCCATGCGTCAATGGGATGAAAGCAAGTCACAGGGAAAGAGAAAGAGCTTCAGGCATAAATTCACTCCTGGAGATCGTGCGCTTAAGCGCACTCAGGAACGAAGAATGGTTAAGAACAATGGTCGAAATCTATTGTTGAGAACCAACAGCGAGAGCAGACGCCTCGACTGACCAGAAAAGAGGGGAGGCATTTACTCTCATGGAAGTGAAAATTGACAAACATATCCACACCAAAAAAGAAAGGGGGGGGCAATAGAACCCCCCCGATCCCCCGACGCTAACGCTTCCGAAACCTAGCTCGCGCAGCTCGCAGCTCACGCGCACGCCACATGCGTTGCTTGTGCCACTTAGGCAACCGACCGTGATAGGACATTCGATTAGCGAGACCACGAGGGGCCGGATTGCGGCCCCTCACAGACGCCAACCACCCCGCATCGGCATAGGCATGATGTTCTTGCCATGCGTGCGGGAAACTTGAGAACGGAACTTCCGGGCCGAACGGCCCTTGTGAACACCTCGACGCGAGACTGGCTTCATAAGACCTCCGAATAAAAAGGGGCGCACCCAATGGGCGCCCCTAAGGTAACACCGGCGAAATCCCGGTGTCACCTAGACCATTTGACATCTAGTAATCCATGGTCCCGAGGCTGCCGCCTCGAAGGGCGATGCCGGTAATAGTACCCGGCACGCCGCAAAGCCGCCCTCCGGCGGACGTTTTCAGCCACTATGGGCAATAGGGTAGCTAGGGGTCGCACTAGCTCGCCTCCTGCGGCTTCTCAGGAGGTTTTACAGGGGTGTCGGTTTTCTTTACAGCTAGACCGAGCGCCACCGCCTCGTCGACGTTAGCCGGATCGACGATGAATTCGAGGAACGCCTGAGGGTCGTTCTCGAACCGAGACCGGACGTGAGCCGGGAGAGACATGAACGAATCCCGAGCATCGATCAGCGCCTGCTGCGCCGTACGGAAATCGAAGACCTCATCGTAGTCTTCATAGCTAGGCAGACGAACATTGCCGGGCATCTCACCCGTCAGACCGAACCGCCGAACGATCGTATTGATATCGGCATCCTCCATGTCGGATTGAACCGTCAGGGACTCATCCTGACACGAGAGCGCGACCTCGCTGCTCGCTTCCTTCTCATCGTAGCCAAACGCTGCACGAAACTTGATAGCCATGGGAACCTCACTTAGTCAGATGGTAGGCGCCAGCGCCCGAATTAATCATATTCAGCAAACCCGTATTGAACAGAGACCGGATAAACGCCGCGATCTCACCCCACTTCGACGCTTCCACTTGGCCGACGTTGCCGGCCTGAGCCTCAGCCGCTTTCGCTTGAGCCCGGATCGCCGGCAGCAACGCTGCTAACTGCCGTTCACTGAGAGACAGGATGGCCTCCTGAATCTTCATATTGATCGCCTCTTGATCCTGCACAGCCTTTTGCGACCTCAGTAAAGCAACCTCCTTGCCGATTTTCGTAACGGTCGCGTCCACTTGATTCTGTTGCGCCACGGACAGCTCGATCCGCTGATGGGCTTCCGGGCCACCGTATTCCTCGACCACATCCGCTTCCGCATTGAGCTTACGAGCCGTCGCCTGATTAACCGCAGCTTGCGACGCCGACTGGATCGCCTGAGCCATGATCGCCGACGACTGAGCCTTTGTAGACTCGACACGAGCGGGAGGAACCGTAGGCGTAGACGCCTGAGCGCCACCTGCTACACCGAGCAGGGGATTGATACCGGCAGCTTTGAGATCGGCAACTCGCCGTTGCATTGCCGTATTGGACATCCGCTCTTCCCACGCTTGCTGCTCGCGTTGAAGCATGATGTTAGTTTCGTTCGCCGCCTCTTGACCGGACTGGGCTCCTTTCGAGCCCATCCAGCCGCCAAGCAGAGAACCAGCAGCACCGATGACAGCACCCCAGCTCATTAGAAGTGATCCACGAGGCCGGGTACCGAGTACATCGGCATCGGGCGAGCCGCTTTCACATCGAAGAAAATATCGCAAAGGAACTGCTGATTATTAGCAGCAGCACCAGCAGCGACCACACGCTGGGTGACCGCTTCCGTTGGGTCCGCGATGAACGTGGAGTTGAGTGTAGGCCGACTCGAAAACTCCTGCGCCAAGTGCCACGCGTCCAAGGGCGAGGAGTGCGTGGAGTTAAAGAACCCAGTGATTTGCGAAGGGAAGTATCGGTATTCCGCCCAACGCTCTTGATAGCCGAACGCCTGCGCGTCAGTTGCCGAGCCGTCAGCATAAATCTCCTTGTTGAGAACGGCCTGCTCGCCCAGATGAGCAAAGACAGGAAAGTAGAAATCGTAACGAGTAGACCGAGACCAGAGCTTGCGGACGCCCTGCTGATACGCCAGATCGGCGCGGACATTGACCAGACCCAGCACATAGCCATGTTCCGTGAAGGAACGGGAGAACCCATGGTTGCGCGCCAGATTAGTACCGATACCGGCCAGAGTACCGAGCGGAGAACTGCCACCAGTCAAACCCGTCTGACCAGTCTGAGCGACCGGCTGAATATTGACCGGGCTCGAACCGCCACCCAAGTACTCGGGGCGCTGCAACCTAGCATCGGGAGAGATCACGCCGAAGTGAGAGCGGACGATTTCAGTGTAGCGAGTGCCGCCTCGAGCATCGCGCTCGAGCAACCGCTGAATCTGGAACGCCTCACGGATCGAATTGATCGTCGCCGCCGTTGCGGTCGAGAGATCCGCGTACAAGTTGGAAGGGTAAACAGTCGCGCCGAGCGTCGCACTGGTCGTGGACAACGCCACGTTGCGCGCAGCACTGGTAGCCAAATGCCAAGTACCCGTCGGGTTGCCACCGGTAGTAGCGAGCCGCACCTGCATAGGCTCCTGCACACCCGTGAACGTTTCAGTGAGCTGGGTTTTCACCGCAGCCGTCCCAGAGAGAGGAAGGCCCACCGCCGTGCCTTTTTGGGTCCACGGTAAGCAACTCGTGAAGTAATCGTGCCGCTTGCCCCGCACGAGGAGCGCGTAATTGGTCGACGTGTCCGGTCCGTCGCCCTTGTTGATCGTCGGAGAGTTAACGAGGTTCTGATCCCGGAACCACTCCTTGAAGATCAGGTTATAGGCACGGAGAGGCAGCGCATTAACCGAAATCGTGTTAGCACCCAGATTGCTCGCACACGGCAAGCCGAAGTAGTCATAAATCCCGAGCCTCGGGAACCCACCCGCCGGAGAGACGATCTGCGGAATCACATAGGAAATGCTGTCCCCCGGGTTGTCTTGCTCGCCCATGAATTTGACCCAGTTGGTCCACAACAACCGGTTAGGGACGAAGAAAAAGAACGACTCCATATGCAGGTTGTCCATCACCGGATACACCGGAGTCGCCATCCGCGAGAACGCCGTCATCCGCAGATTGAACGAATCGCCCGGCAGGATTTCCTGCACGTAGATCGGAATGAGATAGCCACCACTGAACGTGGTTTTGTGAGTGTGCTGCATCCGAAACGACGACCGCGGAACATTGCTCCGCGGGATCATCGAGAATTGGTGCACATCCACTGAGGGGTTGCGATACATCGAAGGCATGGAGATCTCCTAAGGGGTTGAACGGTCAATCAGATCCTTACCACGAACCACCAGCTCCGGGGCATGAGTCAAAAACGACCCACTCTCCGAATCGAACGTGCCGAGCTGGTATAAGTCAAAATCATCCGGATGCATGTTGAGCTGGTTGCCAGCTTCCTTCCGATTCACCTCATCGGAAAAACTCCGCGTAGCCTGACCAGTAGCCATTAGGAACATCGGAGTCCCAAACATATCCGTTGCCCGATCCTTGACACAAAAAATCAAAGTATTCATTGACGTTTTTCCTCTTGAAATCTGAGTTTAGCCCGAACCACCAGCTCGCGGACCTTGAGCCGCTCTGGCGAACAATCATCTTGGAATTCCCGGGACCGGACGTAACGTTGGTAATCACGAACATCACACAGCTCCGGGGCCGTCAGCTCCAACAACTTGTCGTAATACCGTGGAACGGGGAGCCGTTTACCGTCCACGATCAC